TCCAGTTTTGTAGGGGGCATAGCCCGTAATACTCGTAGCAACAATGTTTTACATCCTAAGTTTAATCAATGTGTTACAAGGACAACAAGATTATCTTCTTCTGACCCTAATTTTCAAAATCAGCCTAGGGGAACAACTTTTCCTGTTCGTGCTGTAGTTGTATCTAGATTTAAAAATGGTCAAATAATGCAGGCGGACTATAGTCAATTGGAATTCAGAGTTGCCGCGCAGTTGTGTGGCGATGATAAAATGAAGAAAGATATTTTGGAGGGGCAAGATGTTCACACATATACCGCATCAATTATATTTGGAAAAGATGAAAAAGATATTACGAAGGAAGAGCGAACTGCAGCAAAAGCACATACTTTTAAACCACTTTATGGGGGGTTTTCGGGCACTCCCAATGAAATGGCATATTACAAAGCTTTTGTGGATAAGTATCCTAAACTTGGAGAGTGGCATAGTGCTTTACAAACTGAAGCTATTTCGCATGGTATTGTCCGTTTATATACTGGTCAACAGTTTGCTTTTCCCGATACTAAGCGGATGGCGAATGGCTCGGCAACAAATGCTCCATCTATTAAAAATTACCCCGTGCAGGGAGTCGCAGGCGGTTGTATCGTTCCACTTGCATTGGTTGATTTACATTCAAGACTTAAAGATAGCAAGAGCACGTCTGTCATCATTAATACGGTGCATGACTCAGTTGTCATTGACGTATTTCCGGGAGAGGAAAAACAAGTAGCAACTATGATGTATAATTCAATGACGCAGGTGGCAAAAAGATTTGAAGAGCTTTACAATGTAAAGTGGGATGTTCCTCTTGAAGTAGATTTAGAAATAGGAACAAATTGGTTAAATATGAAGAATTATAGCTTGACATAATGGTCAAGATATAGTAAAAAGTGTGTTCTACAATAAGGAGGTCAATTATGACAACACAAACACTACCGACGATAAACTCAGAAATCAGTTTTGAACAAATAGCAGCAGTAATAGGGCAGAATGAAGTACAAAATACAAATACTGGCTTATCTTTTTTAAGAATTAATTATAATTCTGAAGATGATAACGAGCGCCCATTACCTGTGGGCACATGGACTATAAATTCAGAAAATGGTCCTGTGTTTGCCAAGGAAATAGATTTTCAAGTATTTCTACAGCGATACCAATACACTCATTGGGATGAAGAAGCGGAAGAAATGGCTAATAAATCTATTCTTGCACAAAATCTGTTTCCACAAACAGAAGTTCCAGATATGTTAGGAACAATGCGTTGTGGTTCTGTTCCTTACGCTCAACGTGAAGGCTTGAGTGGAGAGCAGGCTCTGAAACAAAAAAGTATTCGGTGTTTTAGAATGTTATTTGGAAAAGTAACATTTGTGGATGCCGTGAACGTAGACGGGGATAAGGTTGAAGTTTCTAACATTCCATGTCTATGGCGAGCAAGAGGAAGTAATTTCATGACAATTTCAGATGCTATGGACTCACTTTCTGCTCAAAAGAAACCTTTTCTTTTTTATA